GCGTTATAATACACTTGAAGAGGCAAAAAATGCACTTGATTCGTCTCTAGTTTCCTATATTAAAGAACAAAAGCAATCTGATTATAATTATTTATATAAAATAAGCGAGTATGCTGATGTTGCTAGTTTACAAGGGAAATATAACGAAGTTATAGCCGAGGCAATGACTGCGGGAGATAAATTATCAGATCCGCTATTGTTAGAAAAAATAAAGGAGGTATTCAGATGGAAATGATGTCAAGACCGACTCAAGAAGTGCTAACGTTTTCTAAAATCATCCGCCGATGGATTGTAGGCGATGAAACCATTGGCGGCAAGAAAAAATTCATTTTCAGAGATGATACTCCGGAAGATGTTTTAGAGCTATATCAAAAAATAAAAAATAAGTTAGATTTTGCATATTAATCAAGCGCTTAGCTATTATAGTTAAGTGCTTTTCTTATGCTTAAAAACAGGAGGAAGACATGAATAAACGCATTAAGAAAAAACGTAAATTGGAAACAGCGGTTGTGATGCTGATCGCAGAGAATGCCATGCAAGCTGAAGCTATTAAGAATCAAAACAGACAAATTGCAGAGCTGAGATCGATTATACAACAAAACGCCCAAGCAATAAATAGAGAGTTTGCAGCAGTTAAAGGTGTGTGTCTTGATAATCAAGCAGCTATTACAAACATTGCAGTTGATATTAACTACGTCAAGAAAAACTACAAACGGAAGTGGGGGAAGAAATAGGCTTTTTCATATTTTTAAAAATTTTTTAAAAATCCCTTGACTTTTTGTGGCACAAGTTTTATTATATATTTGTGGCACAGAAAGTAGGTGATGAAATGAGCCCACGAACAGGACGGCCTAAAAGTGAAAAGCCATTAAATGTCGAAGTCAAGGCAAGAATTGATTCAGAGTTAAATAAAAAGCTCGAACAGTATTGTCAAGACAACAATACTACTCGAACAGAGGTAGTTAGAGATGGTATTAAGCTGGTATTAGGCGTAAATAAACAAAAATAGGTTAGAACCCCCGTCGCCAAACTGTGGTTCTAACCTATCGCACGAAAGAAACTCTTTCTGAAATCATTATATCAGAATAGAGCTTCTTTGTCATATACCAAAGGAGTTTTTATTATGGCGAAAATTGATATTATTGATAATTATGAGACATTGCTAATTAGTGTCGAAGAAATTAGAGCAAGTTTGGAATCCTTGCATGCCTGGCTGGATAAAGACATTGATTGGGATAGTCAGTGTGATTGGTACGATTTTATTTCTCAACACAGTTCCCAAATTGCGATTCTAAACTTGATTATGTACCGTTTAGACAGTTTAGAAGTGGAACACAGAAGCGTTATCGAAAACACAATGAAAGGTAAATAATATGGAATTACAAGTATTTACTAATGAACAGTTTGGAGAAGTGCGTACAGCAGATATTAACGGAGAATCGTTTTTCAATTTGAAAGACTGCTGTAAAATTTTAGAAATCAAAAATAGCAAAGATGTTGTTAAACGACTTAACCCAAAGGGGGTCGTTACTACCGACCTCCTTACGAATGGCGGAACTCAACAAGCTAACTTCATCAACGAAAGCAATTTCTACAAGTTAGTCTTCCAATCTCGCAAGCCAGAAGCTGAAAAGTTTGCAGACTGGGTCACATCGGAAGTCCTACCATCAATCCGCAAACACGGCGCTTATATGACTGAACAAACCTTGGAACAGGCACTTACCAGCCCAGACTTCCTCATACGGCTTGCCAATGAGTTAAAAGAGGAAAAGGAGCGCAGTCGTCAGTTAGAGGCTGAGAAGTCAATTTTGAGCGTTGAGAACATGGTTATGAAGCCAAAGGCTGATTATTTTGATGATTTGGTTGACCGCAATTTATTGACTAGTTTCCGTGAAACTGCTAAACAATTAAAAGTTAAGGAACGACGATTCATTCAATTTCTACTTGATAAGAAATACGTTTACAGAGACAAGAAAGGTAAGCTTATGCCGTTTGCAGATAAAAATAGCGGGTTATTTGAAGTCAAGGAAAGTGTTAACGAAAAGACCAACTGGGCAGGAACTCAAACCTTAATAACTCCAAAAGGTCGTGAAACTTTTAGACTGTTATTTATTTAATTCACTTTAAAGTCGTAGCAATACGGCTTTTTATTATGTCCAAGCATTGACGACGTAAAAAGCTATGGATTTTATAGTCGGGGACGACTTAAAACATAGGAGGTGCCAACCATGGCAGAAGAAACACAAACAGTTGAAACGGTTGAAGAGCAAGTGGTACCAGAAGCAAAACAACCGCAAGACGAAAAAAAGTACACAGATGCAGATGTGGATGCCATCATCGACAAAAAATTTGCAAAGTGGAAGTCAGAACAAGAAGCGGAGAAATCGGAAGCTAAAAAAATGGCTAAGATGAATGAGAAAGAGAAAGCAGAATACGAAAAGCAGAAGCTGTTAGACGAATTGCAAGAGCTAAAAAACGATAAGACACGCAATGAGTTAACAGCAGTAGCTCGTCAAATGTTTGCAGAATCTGAAATCAACGTCAACGATGACGTACTTGGTTTAGTTGTGACTTTGGACGCAGAACAAACAAAAGCAAATGTAACAACGCTAGCAAACGCATTTGCTAAAGTTATCGCTGATGACCGCAAGGCTCTTGTACGCCAGACCACTCCGTCAACAGGCGGTGGTGTCGCAAAACAAACCAATTACGGTGCTAACTTGGCTAGTAAGGCAGCACAACAAAGCACCAAGCTTTTTTAGGAGGAAATTATGAACAAACGTAAAGTAATAACATCTAAAGAGATTCTACACAATCTCGACTATGAGGCTATTTCAGTCACTTTAGATTCAGAAAAAATCGACAAGAAAGTTGTTCCAGCTGGGACAGTATTAGCAGGTGTCTCGGAATCAGTATTTAAAAACCGCGAACAGAAAGTTAAAACTGTGAAAAATGGAGAAATTTCTAGCGAAAACAACATCTGCGGGATTTTGCTTACAGATGTCGATTTAACAAATGGCGATGCAGCTGGTTCCTGTGTTTATCGTGGCACTGTCAATGCAGACAAGCTCGCAGACGCGACACTGGCAAAGGATTTCACGCCGTTGGAAAAAAAACTACCGCATATTGTATTTGTTAAAGGAGGTAAATAAATATGGCGTTAATCCATGAAATTATCACATCGGAAAATATCAAAGGTTTTTACAATGCTAAAAACGAAAATGTTGAAAATACATTGGGAGAAAAAGCATTCCCACCAAAACAGCAACTAGGACTTAAGCTATCTTTCATCAAAGGTGCAGCAGGAAAATCTGTGACACTTAAAGCGGCTGCTTTTGACACTAAGGTGCCTCTACGTGACCGTATGGCCGTTGAATTGCTTGACGAAGAAATGCCATTCTTCAAGGAAGCTATGGTTGTTAAAGAGGCAGACCGTCAACAACTTAACATTTTGTCTCAAACTAAAAATAACGAGCTTATCGATACCATCTTGGCATCTATTTACAATGACCAGGCTACGCTTATTGCAGGTGCTAAAGCACGCCTTGAAGCAATGCGCATGGAAGTACTATCAAAAGGTAAAATTCATATCCAGTCTAACGGCGTGATGAAAGACATTGACTATGGATTGGCTGGAGATCAAACGACCAAACCATCTAAAAAATGGAGTGAAGTTACTGCTACACCACTTAAAGACATTGAAGGTGCTATTGAAAAAATGGCAGAACGTGGTTTTGTGCCAGAAGCTATCATCATGAACTCTAAGACATTTAGTTTGATTAAAAACGCAGAGAACACTTTAGATGTCGTGAAGCCTATGGCACCAAATGGGGCAGCGGTTACTAAACGCGACCTAAACACATATCTTGAAGATGAACTACAAGTCAAAGTCATCCTAAAAGATGGCATGTTTGTTGGTGATGATGGTGAATCTCGTAAATACTTCCCAGACGGTTTTGCAACTTTAGTTCCTAACGGCAACCTTGGCCACACTGTATTTGGTACTACTCCAGAGCAGTCAGACCTCATGGGGGGTCAAGCTACGGATGCTGAAGTTTCGTTAGTTGAGACTGGTATCGCAATTACCACAACTAAAACGACAGACCCAGTAAACGTCCAAATCAAGGTATCTATGATTGCTTTGCCATCGTTTGAACGCTTGGAAGAAGTACAAATTATCGACGCATCAGGAAACGAAAAACCCGAGAAAAAAGAAAACAGCTTTGAAATGTAGGAGGTCAATATGCCTAGAGTAATTAGAGCATTTAAAGATAAAGTAACAAAAGTAGTCTACGAAGTCGGCGATATTTACTTGGGCGACCGAGTAGAGTTTTTGACAGAGGGCGGTGTTTTAGAACCGTCTGTAGACTTTGACAAGCTAAAAGTGAGTGAGATTAAAAGCAAACTTGACGAACTAAATGTTGGGTATGATGCTAAACTTAAAAAGTCCGATCTATTGGAGCTTTTGAAGCAAGCAATCGGATAACTAGGAGGTGTTTATGGATGCAGTAAACACAAGTAGCGTTATAAGCAATGTAAAGCTTGATTTAGGCATCTTAGACAGTCAACAGGACGATTTACTTAACATGTTGCTAAAACGCGTTACAGACCATTTTAAAGCTAAATATGGTGCTGTCGAAATAGACAGCGCTTTTAGTTTTGTTTTAGAAGATTGTTTAATTGCTAGATTTAACCGTAGAGGTGCCGAGAGGGCAAAAAGCGAGAGTGTGGAAGGTCATACGACAACATACTACGACTTTTTGGATGAGTTTGAACCATACGATAACATGATTATGGCAAAGCTTAATTTAATCAAAGACAAATCTTGTAAAGGGGGACTGTACTTTTTATGAGATATGCAGATAGAGTTACATTTGTTAAAACGACGGATGAGCAATACAATCCCGATTTAGGTGAGTATACGCACACAGAGGTCATAAGTATCACAAAACCTTGTTTTGTGATGGACATGGGCATGGAAAAGTCCGTACAGATTTTTGGAGATTATCAAAAGGATCGTAAAGTTATCTACCTAAAGCAGCCTTATACAAAAGCATTTGATTATTGCGAGTATGAGGGCAGGAGATACAAAGCGCAGGCAAATAAGCTTGGCGCTATTGTTTTTTATCTGGAAGGAGATGACTCTATTGGTGGCTGATATATCTTTAAAAGTAGTTGGAACAGCTGGTTTAAAAAAGAAACTTGAGCTTATTATCAAAAAAGATGCCGTCAAGAAGATTGTCAGAGACAATGGGACGCAGCTTCAAAGGAAAATGATTAATAAAGCGGTATTTACAAAAGGCTATTCAACAGGTGCAACTAGACGTTCTATTACCATACAAATCGGCGATGGTGGATTGAGTGTCAAGGTTAAACCAGGAACTCATTATGCCGGCTACCTTGAAAGAGGAACTCGCCTTATGAGCAAACAACCGTTTGTTTTGCCAGCTCTAAAAGAGCAAAAAGTAAAATTTAGAAAAGATTTGGAGGCGCTTGTCAAATGATTAAAACTAGAGATCAGTCTATTTTTGATGAAATGTTTAAACGTATCCAGTCTTTAGGCTTTACAGTTTACGATTATAAACCGATGACTGAAGTTCCATATCCATTTGTGGAAATGGAATCTACTGATGCGGAGTATATTCCAAATAAAGATGACATTAAAGGTTCTGTTGAACTTATGTTGTCTGTTTGGGGATTGCAGAAAAAACGGAAGCAGGTGTCTGACATGGCATCTGCTATTTTTTCGCAAGCTATGTCCGTAGCTCGTACCGATGGATTCTGTTGGTCGTTTAATATTAGGCAGTCGTCTGTTCAGATTTTGGACGATACAACAACTGTGACACTTCTTAAACGAGCGATTGTCACACTTAGATTTAATTTGAGATAGGAGGAGAAAGAAGTAATGTCAGAAGCACAAGAACAAACAAAACAATTAGAAGCAAAACAAGGAATTCATTCAATCTTGTTATTTCGTTTGTTAAAAGAAGCATCTAGTGAGGTAGCAACTAAACTAGCTTTTCAAACAGAACACGAAGTTGGTAAAAGCCGTGACGTAGATGGACAAAAAACTAAAGATGGTATTATCCAGTCCGTGGGGGCTTTAGAATACGACTTTAAAGCAACATCTATTTTAGCTAAAGGTGACACACTAGCAGCTAAACTAGAAAAAGCCATGGAGGATGGTGAGCTTGTAGAAATTTGGGATATTGATTCAGAAGAAGCAAGCAAAAAAAACGACGAAAATGGGATTGCAAAAGTTTGGGATATTAAGAATGGGACAAACGGAGGAGAAAATAAATACCTAGCGACTTATTACCAAGGTTACATTTCAAGCTTCAGCGCTAAGAAAAACGCAGAAGAAAATATTGTAATTGAAATGGAGTTTGCCATCAATGGTGTTGGTAAAAAAGGGCTCGCTACATTAACAAATGACCAAAAAAAAGCTGTACAGTACGCATTTAAAGATACAACCAGCGAAACCAAAAAAGAAAACAGCTTTGAAATGTAACGGTTAGGTTGGATTTAGTATCCAACCTTTTATTGTTGAAGGAGAAAGAATAATGCAATTGGAAATTAAAGGAAAAACTCATAACGTAAAATTTGGCACACGATTTGTTGCTGAAATGGATAAAGCTCATGTTACAGAACGTGAGGGGATGAAATTTGGTACTGGTTTACAATCAACGGTTCCGTTTTTGTTTGAACGTAATGTTGTGACACTTGCCGAAATCATTCATGTTGGAACCATTACAGAATCACCTCGTCCAAGCTTGAACGACATTTATGACTACATTGATGAGGTCGAAGATATCGAAAAACTTTTCAATGATGTTCTAGACGAGTTACGTCAGTCAAACGCTTCAAAGTTATTTATCGCCAAACTGGACAAAAACATGGCGGAAATGGAAGCAGAGGCTTAAAACATTATTCTTCTCAAGAAAGCTTTGAGATGATTGTGCTTAATTGTATTAGATATCTCGGCATGACTGACATCAATGAAATCGGGCGATTAACTTTGTATGAATATGATTTATTAATGACAGGCAAAGCACTAGCGGCTGTTGATGAATCACATAAAGCTCACAAACAAGCTTGGATAAATTACCAAGTTACGGCAACAAAACTTGTTGGTGGCAAGAAAAATAAAAAAGAAGTCCCTGTTTATAAAAAATTCAAGGACTTTTTTGATTATGAGGAAGAAATCCGAAAAATCACTCAAGAAATTGATGAAGGTTACGACAAGAAAGGTATGGATTTACTTCTCAAAGCTAACCTTTAAGGAAAGGAGGTTAAATGGGAGAATCTTATTCTGTTGAAGCGGTTTTGACAGCTGTTGATAAAACCTTTGGCAAAACATTACAATCGGCAATCCGTTCAATCGAAGGCTTGGAAAAGCGTTCAACCGGTTTTTCATCGGTGTCTCAAAAAGCTAGTTCCATGTTTAAATCCATGTTAGGAGCGAATTTAGCTGGACAAGCTATCTCGGCAATGACAAGGACAGTGTCATCAGGCCTTGGCTCTATGCTTGGCGAGATGAATAGTTCAGCGAAAGCGTGGAAAACTTTTGACGCTAATTTAGCGGACATTGGGTTTGGAAAAAAACAAATTTTGGCAGTTAAAACGGCGATGCAAGACTATGCAACTAAAACAATCTACTCGGCATCAGATATGGCTAGCACGTATGCACAGTTAGCAGCAGTTGGCGTGAAAGATACCGGAAAGCTCGTAAAAGCTTTTGGCGGTTTAGCTGCATCTGCTGAAAATCCGAAGCAGGCTATGAAATCAATTAGTCAGCAAATGACACAAGCTGTTGGAAGACCAACAGTTGCATGGCAAGACTTTAGGATAATGTTGGAACAGACGCCTGCAGGGATGGCTAAAGTCGCTAAATCTATGGGTAAAAATCTTGATGAACTCGTCGCCGATATCCAGGCGGGTAGGGTTAAAACCAGCGATTTTTTGGAAGCGGTAAAAAAAGCAGGCAATGATAAGAGTTTCCAAAAGATGGCAACTGAGTTCAAAACTGTTGACCAAGCCATCGACGGTATGCGAGAAGGCTTATCCAACAAATTGCAACCAGCGTTTGAAAAAGTGAACCAATTTGGAATTAGAGCGATCGAAGCAATCGGTAAACAACTCGATAAAGTTGATTTTTCTAAGTTTGCTAGTAATCTTGGGAAATTCCTTGAAGGAATTAATATCGATAAAATTGTATCTAATATTTCATCGGCGGTTTCATCTGTCACTTCAAAGGTTAAAGAATTTTGGGACGGTTTCAAACAAACTGGAGCAATTAGTGCTTTTTCAGGAGCTTTGCAGAGCGTTTGGGGAGCTTTAAAAAATGTCGCTAGCGCCATGAGCGGAGGGAATTGGAAGACTTTTGGAGCAACAGTTGGAGGGATTGTTAAACACGTCTCTAACTTCGCTAAAGCTGTTTCCGATGTTTTAGGAAAGATGGACCCTGGCAGACTAAGAAGTTGGATAGCTACCTTCGCCGCAGTAGCTGGAGGTTTTAAGTTATTCGAAAAATTAACGGGACAAAGCGTCATTGGTTCTTTTTTGGATAAAATTGGCAGCAAATTTGGTCTCTTTGGAAACAAAGCCAAAGAAGGAACAGACAAAGCCTCTAACGGCGCTAGAAGAAGCGGTGGCATTATTAGCCAAATCTTCAGCGGCTTGGGTAATATCGTTAAGTCTGCTGGTACAGCCATATCAACAGCTGCAAAAGGTATCGGAGTTGGTATTAAAACTGCTTTGTCTGGAATCCCCCCTATCATTAGTTCTCTAGGAACCGCAATATCAACAGTTGCGCAAGGTATAGGCACTGGGCTAGCGATTGCATTCAAGGGACTTGGTGCTGCGATTGCTATGGTACCGCCTACCACATGGCTAGCTTTAGGAGCGGCTGTTTTAATGGTAGGAGCAGCTTTTGCCTTGGCAGGAACTCAAGCTGATGGCATTAGTCAAATTTTAAGAACCGTTGGCGATGTTGTTGTGCAAATCTTACAACAGGTCACTGATAGTCTAGCCACTTTACTACCTATTATCGCAAACGCTATTGGCTCTATGTTGCCAATTGTAGCTGGAGCTATCTCTCAGATTGTAGGCGCAGTAGCGGGCGGATTATCTCAGCTCGTTATAGCCGTTTCAACAGGGGCATCTCTCGTTATAGGGGCTTTCACAGGACTTCTTGGTGGTATTTCTGGGGTTATTAACTCCATTAGCGCTGTTATCCAATCGCTAACTGGTGTGATTACCGCAGTATTCAATGGCATAGCTACTGTTATTTCATCTGTCGGTTCGGCTATCAAAGATGTATTGACGGGTCTAGGAATCGCTTTTGAAGGATTTGGAAATGGTGTAAAATCAGCTCTAGAAGGTGTTGGGGCAGTAATTGAATCGTTTGGTAGTGCAGTTAGGAATGTCCTTGACGGTGTTGCAAATATCCTTGATTCTATGGGTACTGCGGCACTTAATGCAGGCCGTGGCGTAAAAGAGATGGCTAAAGGCATTAAAATGCTTGTTGATTTATCCCTTGGAGATTTGGTTGCTACATTAGCAGCTGTGGCAAGCGGTCTAGGGAAGATGGCTAGCTCAGCTGGCGAAATGACAACATTAGGTTCTGCTATGAGCAAGGTAGCCAATGGTATGACACGTCTAGCAACAAGTGCTACGATAGCAATTACTGGATTAACAGTCTTTGCCACCACCATGGCAACTATTAAGACAGCAGTTGCAACTCTACCGCCAGTCCTAACGATGGCAGCGAGTGGGTTTACCACATTTACTACTCAGGCGGTGGCAGCAGTGACTGGATTGGCTGCAATTAATGCTCCAATCACTATGTTTAAAGCTCAACTAATGGCAATAACACCAGCTCTAGCACAAGCTGGCGCTGGCTTTGCCGCGTTTGTTGCTCAATCATCAACATTTAGTACAGGTTTAGCATCTGCCGGTCCTACAATAGCAGCATTCAATGCTAATTTGATGAGCTTATCTGCAACAACAGGAGCGCTAGTTGCATCAATAGTTGGTTTATCAGCTGTGCTTTCTGTTGTATCAGCTGACTTTAGCCAAATAGGGGCTTCTGCGACAGCAACTGTTGGTCAAATACAAGCTTTTGCTTCTAGTACAACAGTTGTTTCGTCAGCATTTGCTAGCATGCAATCTATGATTCAATCTGCCATGGCCGCAATAGTAAGCAGCATTATAACATCATTTAATCAAGCGGCCTCTCAAATGCAATCAATCTTATCTCGAATGCTATCTCAGGCTAGGACATTTGGGTCTCAACTAGAGCAACAAATGAGACAATCGGGACAGCGTTCAGGACAAAATCTTGCTCGGGGACTATCTTCTCAACAAAGTGCTGTTATTAATGCTATTTCTAGCATGGTTAACGCTGCGGTATCAAGAGCCAACGCGGGAGCTGGTCCTATGCGTCAAGCTGGAGCGTACATCGGACAAGGGCTTGCGCAAGGAATGTATTCAGCGCTAGGAGCTGTAACAGCTGCAGCAAACGCCCTTGTAGCACAAGCTGAGAGAGCAGCAAGAGCCAAGGCGATGATTCATTCGCCGTCAAGGTTGTTTGCAAAACGAGTTGGTCAATATATCCCGCAAGGGGTAGCTATGGGTATCGACAAAAACGCTGATGTCGTTGACGACTCTGTTGGCGGGTTATTTGATAGCATCAATAGTTTTGATTTTAATATCGCAGATAGATTAGCTAGCATTGGAGCTAAATTCCAAGGTGTTGTCAAATCAGAGAGTTCGCAATCGTTATCGCAGCAACAAGAGTTTGTACATACAGCTCAACCAGCATATATCAACTTTAGTTTAGGCGGAAACGAATACGAAGCATTTGTAAGTGACATCACTAGTCAACAAGCAAAAATTGAAAAAATCAGATTGAAGAGAAGTAGCTGGTAGTTGCTTCTCTTTGGTTTTTAGGAGAGGTAGAATGTACGAATTTAACGATACTATCAGAGGTACTCCAAAGGAATCCTTTAGTATAAAAACGACTATTGACGGTAAAGTCTTAGAAGATGAACTCAATAAGGATTTCGGTACTTTTCGAACTTTAACCGTTTCAGGCCGTGATATTGTCGATTTAGAGCATCAAACAACAAGTGTGTTAGGACGAAACGGAGAGTATTTCCACAATGCCACAGTTGAAGTCAGAAAACTAGAAATAAAAGCTAAAATCAGTGGAAAAAATAATCAGTCAATGCGTTTACAATATGAAAAATTAAACAGATTAATTGTTAGTCACAATCAAGTTTTTTTATCATTTTCAGACGAACCTGATAGAAATTATCTAGGCATCTTTAAATCTAAAGATGTCCCAGAAGAAGTTTCTAACGAGCAGATTATAGGACTAACATTCATCTGCTACAATCCGTTTAAAATGTCTGATGTAAAAACTAAAAAAGGAACATCTATCCAAAATGGTGGGTTATTTGAAACAAAACCTATCATTACTCTCAAACTATCATCACCAACAAAAGAAATTAAGCTGCTACATGTCAAAAGCCAAAAGTATATCAGACTGACTGGTACTTATACTACTGACGAAATCAAGATTGATATGGCCACGGGTAAGATTACCCAGAACGGACGCAATATCCTTAGCGATTTAGATATGGTTAACAGTCGCTATTTTGAGCTACTACCTGGTAAAAATACTTTGCAGTGTGACAATGCGACCATTACGGCTGAGTTTAGGGAGGTTTATCTATGATTTATCTCTTTGATAAACTGGAGCGATTGATCGCTACTGTTGGTACTGACGATTTGCTCTCGTGGCATTTTAAGGTCAAAAACAATGATTGGGACCAAGCTAATTTTGAAGTGCCAATTGACTATGACATCGAGCCTTTTGTTTACTTTGGTTTTTTTCACAAAGTCCCAGACGAGGAAAGAGACGTCTTTAAACTCTTCAAGGTTATTGATTATAATCTTGAAGATAGCAAGTTTTACAAAGGCCTAGACAAAGCTGAGAGTGACCTTGACACCATTGCCATTATCAAAGACAAGCGCTTTAGACAATCATCCGCAGATGCTTGTCTTGATGGTGCTTTAGTGGACACAGGTTACCAAGTTGGTAAAGTTGAAGGAATTTCTGGGGTTAGAACACTTAGTTATTACTACATCAGTCCACGAGCGGCTCTGGTTAAGGTTGTAGAAGCTTTTAACTGCGAATTTAACGTTAGATACACCTTTGTTAATAACAAAATCACTAGTCGCTATATCGACCTTAAAAAGCGCTTTGGCAAGCCAACGGGCAAGCAATTTGAACATGGTAACAATCTCCTAAAAGTCGTCTACGAGGAATCAACAGATGACATTGTGACCTGCTTGATCGGGCGAGGAAAAGGCGAAGAAATTCAACACGAAGAAACTGAACCTAAAGAGGTCGAGGGACACTTGCCACAGGAAGAAAGGCGGCAAGGCTACGGTCGAAGAATCGAATTTACTGATGTTGTCTGGTCGGTCGAAAAAGGCGACCCGATAGACAAACCAGCTGGTCAAAACTTTGTAGCACTAGATAGTGCAAGGGAAGAATACGGCTTGTCTCAAAATGGTGAGCTAAAACACCGCTGGGGTGTCTTTGTCAATGAGGAAATCGAAGATAAGACAGAACTCTTAAAAGCCACATGGGATGAATTGCAGCGTTTGTCAATCCCCATTAGGATTTACAAAGCAGAAATTTTAGACATTGGCCCAGAGACGTGGAAAGGCGACTCGGTAGCCATTATCTATGATGAGGTAAAGATAGCTTTTGAAACTCGTGTTGATGAGATTGATATTGATAAGCTTAATTTTAACAGGTCAGTCGTAACTCTTGGTGATTACAGCGTCGTCCAAAATCGTGAAGCAATGTCACGCAAAGAGGCTGTCCAAAACATGATAGATGAATCTTTAGAGACTATCACAGGCTTAGGGATGACATTTCAGGAATTTTTGCAAGACATCGAAAAACGCATCGAGACTGGCAAAAAGGAGATGGAAGACAATTGGCGCAAAGTTAACCTTGAATTTGATAACTTTAAAAAGAAGGTTGAGCAAGAAGGCTTGCAATTCAACACCTTGAAAGAACAAATCAAAGAAGTTGATGAACGCATCGATAAAGAGCTAGAGGAATTCCGAGCCACCCTCAAAAACCTAGCGTTACCAGAGGAAGCGATTAAAAAAATCACCGAGGCTATCAAAGTTGATGACATCCCGTCTATTAAACAAAGCTTTGATGACCTCAAAAACAAAGTCAGTGAAACGAGCGAGACGTCCCGTCTAAACGCCGAAATTTTAGGTAACAACGGTAAGACCCGCTACAACAAAAATTTGCTGGTTGGCGACCCTAACCGTGTTAAAAAAATTGATGAGGGCTTTATCGAGCTTGAAGCTAATGACGGCGGATTTAAGCGTGGCGAGACCTATACGATTAGCTTTAGCCAGACTTGCGAGCTGCTCCAAAAAGTGGCTATCACGCTGACCCAAGCTAATAATAAGGGAGTTAAACTGGTACTGACACCTACTAAGGCAAAAATGGAGCCTGAGACTTTTACTCTAATTAAGGACACAGAGGTCATCAACGTCTATCCTTTGAGCTACTCAGCTACTTTAAGCGGTACTTGGTATAAATCTAAGCAAATAGATTTAAATGCGTCAGAGGTGCAAAATATGGCTCTAGAGATGTCTTATAAAGAGGTTGTGGATGGTAAGGATGCCGCAATCACAGGGACATGGTCAGACAGCCCACAAATAATTTTAGATGGAGGTAAAAAATGACAGAAACTATACCGCTACGAGTCCAATTTAAGCGGATGACTGCCAAAGAATGGGCTAGCAGTGCTGTCATCTTACTTGAGGGTGAGATAGGCTTTGAGACCGACACAGGATATGCTAAGTTTGGTGATGGTAAAAGCCGATTTAGTGAGCTTAAGTACCTTAATAAACCAGATCTAGGTGCGTTTGCACAAAAAGAAGAAACTAATAGTAAAATCACCAAATTAGAATCAAGCAAAGCAGATAAAAACGCTGTTTACTTAAAAGCAGAGTCCAAAATAGAGCTAGACAAAAAATTGAGTTTGACAGGTGGCATAGTGACAGGACAACTACGGCTTAAACCTAATAGTGGTATTGAGAAGTCATCTTCTACAGGAGGAGCGATTAACATTGATATGTCTAAATCGGAAGGTG